CTACTCCTTTTTTGAGCCATCGCCATTATCCTCCAACAAGTTTAATGCATCTTTTATTCGATTAGGTAACTCTTTCTTATTACCAGACGCTGCTGTGCCTCTTGCCTTTGGTGCAATACGGTTTTTATCTATAATTATCTGTGCCTGTAATTTTGCCGCTTCCTTTGAAGTTATATTATCAAACTTCATCCACAAAGCCTGATCTCTAGACACGTCTTTATCCTTATGAGGACAAGTTCTAGCATTATGGTTGGGATTTCCACAAATCGAACACTTCATGAAATCCTCCTTAAAATGTTGTAATTGTTACATCGCTATCTGTAGTTCCTACAGAAATACTTCCATTTCCCTGAGTTACTAAAATAGTGTTTTCAGATAATCGAGGTAACCCTTCTTCATCGACATAAAATTGAAATATCTCCACTTCATCAGATTTCTTTTTTACTGCTATATGGTTCTCCCATACATTTAATACGGTATCGCCCTTTTTCAAAATTTCAAATTTTATCTGCATAATAACTCCTTTCTGTTTCGACTTATCATCTTACACACTTAAACTGGTGGTCAAGAAAACATAAACTCAACCATCTATTATTTTACCACAGTAAGCACAAATCCACGCAAAATTCAATTTTTTCTACCCGACAAGCTGGAAATTCTTGTATTTTCTCCGGTCGGCTCTAGGCTATTTTCTTCCGACTCACCGACCGCTTCGGTTTCAGCCTTGGTGTCCTGTTTCATAGGAGTCACCAGCTCGGCCTCGGCCTTTTTCACTTTAGCCTGCTCGGCAGCCTCAGCCTTGATTTCCAGCGCCTTCTTCTCCATGATTTTGTCATAGACGCATTTGCCTGTGGCTCCGGTAGCCAAGCACACTGCACCAACCAAAGCAATCACAAGATTCTTGGAGGCCGCGCCCTCTTTAAACCCTTTTTTCATGTAGTAATTTTTCACTGTCTCAAGTGCCTTCTCTGAACCACCGTGTTCTGCTATCCACTTTGTTGCTTTCGCATATTCCCAATCTTTAGCCATTCACTGTACCTCTTTCATTCATTTGATGGTGGTGTATTTTTAATGCTCTCAAGGATCGCCTTTAACTCCTTTATCCGATTTTGCTCCGCATCGATCTCCTTCTCGATTTGCTGAATGCTTTCCCGCTTCCGCTTAACCAGCGATTCGTGGGAGGCTATCTCCGATCGAATAAAACCAGCGATTACTTCGCTATCGACCTTGATAAATCAATATTATATAGTAATAAATTGAAGCAGACTTAACTTGCATTTTCCAATTTCCTTTTGTGCTTGCAGAGTCTGTCTAACGGGTTGGGACACATAAATATCCATCAAGGGATACAACAAAAGGGTCGCCACCATCATGTGGTAACTGCCCCATAAATTCAAATTTTTCTCCTCAAAGTATACCATGCCCACACACCACCCGGCAGCCGCCTCTCAAAATTCCCTCAGCGTAAACGACACCTTCCACAGCCCCTTATAAGACGTATCCTTCACCAGCCCCGCCTTATACCCCTCCATATACATCTCCGTCTTCCTCATCTCCAGCGACTCCGTATCAAAATACTCCACGCTAATCTTCTCCTTCTGCTTAAACCCCGTCAGCACTTTCAGCCACTTCGGAGACACAGAAAAATCCGCCTGGATGCTCACCACCCCCAGCCGCACCACATCCCTCTGGGTGGTCCCGGCCTCAGTCTCCCCGCCGGAATCCGCCTCCACCTCCTTCATCTCCACCTCATAAGAATCCGGCAGGGGAAGTGCCGTCCCGTCAAACACCAGATACTGAACAAACGTCATGCCTACCTACCTCCTGACCGCAGGTTCTGCCTTGCCTGGGCATTCACCACCACCTCATCCAGAAGCGTGCCGACCACATACACCGGAATACAAATATTTCCTATGCCGTCCCTGTCCTGCATCCCCGCAAACATCTCTCGGATGCCCGAAACCATCTGCCGGATGGAATCCACCGAAGCCATCTGCATCTGTGAAAACTCCATGGTAGAAACCTTCGGACTGATGACCATATCCGCAGCCACCCCGTCCACGGCCTTCTGCACCAGGCCTTTACTCTTCTCAATCCCCTTTGCCAGACCACCCATGAAATCCGGCATCCATTCCTCATAATCAGTCAGAGGCCCCACATCTGGCACGGAGAAATGCAGATAAGACCGAATGGCATCTGCCACGTCAGACACCGCATTGACCACATTCCCGATACGGTTCCGGATGCCGTCCACAATCCCGTTAATCAAATCCGAACCCCACCGGAAGGCGCTGGATGCAAGCCCCGTGATAAAACCCACCGCCCGGTTGAACCCGTCCGTCACCGCACTATACACATTCCCCATAGCCGTCCGGATGCTCTAAACCACGCTGTTGAACACACTGCTGACTGCCGCACTTATCCCGTTCAGCACGGAGGAAGTCACCGACTTCACGCTGTTCCATACACCGGACACCACCGACTGGATGGCGTACATCACCGTTGTCACAAATGTGGAAATGGCAGTCAGCACTGTAGTGAACATATTCTGGATTTCCTGCCAGCAGACAGTAAAAAAAAGAATCCAGCCCATCCCAGACCGCCTTCCCCGTCTCCACAATATTTCCCTATAGACTGGTCAAAAACTCCCCAACCGCATTCCATGCCGAAATGGTTGCCGACTTAACAGCCTCCCACACCGCAATGACCGCTTCCCGGAACCAGTCACACTTATTCCAAAGCAAAACGATAATGGCAATCACCGTAGCAATGGCAATGGGAATCCACCCAATCGCAGCCACCACCGCCCCAATAGCCGGAGCCACTGTCCCCGACACAAACGCAATCACACCGGAAATTGCTGCCGTAATCTGCGGGACCACCGTCATAATGGTCCCTATAGCGCCGACCACTTTCCCAATCACAATCAGCACCAGGGCCACCGCCGCCGCAACCAGGGCAATAGTGACAATCATCTTCTTCGTCCCCTCATCCAGCCCGTTCAGCCAGCCCACAATCTGCCGGATATAAGGCATCAGCATCTCCCCGATGGAAATGGCGAGCTCCTCCAGCTGGCTTTTCAAAATCGTGACCTGCCCGGCAAGATTATCCTACATGGTAGCCGCCATCTTCTCCGCCGTCCCGTCACGGTTCGTGATAGCCCCGTTTAGCTTCTCAATATCCCCCGGCGCAGCGTTCATCACCACCAGAGCCTCCGCATTGGCCGCCTGCTCCGACTCCGACATCTGGGGAAAGGCACCCCGGCAGTCCTTAAGGATATCCCCCAGGCTCCTCATGCTCCCGTCCGTGTTGGTTGTCTGCACCGTCAGCTTCCCAAACGCATCCCCCACAAACGCACATCCCCCGTAAGGTTCGTCATCATGGAACGCATGGCAGTACCTGCCTGGGAAGACTTAATCCCCGCATTCGCCATCAGCCCGATAGCCTCCGCCGTATCCTCCGCTGAAAAACCCAACGCCCCGGCAACCGGCGCACAATACTTAAACGTCTCCCCCATCATGGACACATTGGTATTGGCATTGGAAGAAGCCGCAAGGTTCATAATCCCCTCAATGCCGTCCAGCATATCCCCGGTCTTCCACCCGGCCATGGCCATATACTCCATGGCAGAAGCCGCCTCCGAAGCGGAAAATTTCGTCTTCGCCCCCATCTCACAGGCCTTTTCCCGCAACTTATCCAGATCCTCCCCTGCTGCGCCGGACACAGCCGCCACCTTACTCATGCCGGAATCAAAATCCGCTGCCACCTTCACGGCCGCCGCCGCCGTCACAGACATCAGCTTCTTCCCTGCCCCTTCAATGGAAGAACCCACGCTTTTCAGCTTTTCCCCGGTCTCCCCAATCTTCTGCAGGGCCACCGCCGACTTGCCCGCCTACGTCTCCAGCTCCTCCAGAGCCTTCTCCGTCTCCACGATTTCCCTCTGAAGGGCATCTACTGGCTCTGGGAAATCTCCCCTCTCGCCAGTGCGTCATTGGCCTGCTGCCCCGCCAGCTTCAAAGCCTCCAGCTTCTCCTTCGTCTCACCGACCGCCTGCGCCAGAAGCCTGTGCTTCTGTGCCATCAGCTCCGTATTCCCAGGGTCCAGCTTCAACAGCTTGTTCACATCCTTAAGCTGCCCCTGCGTATCCCGGATTTCCTTATTCACTTTCGATAAGGCAGTGGAAAGTTTCGTAGTGTCCCCGTCGATTTCAACTGTAATTCCCTGGATTCTGGATGCCACGCTCTCCACCTGCCTTTCCACAACGAAAAAAGAGCCGTTACCGGCTCCCAAAAATGAATAGAAAAAAAGCGCCTGCCATTTCTGACAAACGCCTATGTACTTTCCTTATTCAGTTATTTCTATTAGATTATGGGTGGTTGCCTGTTTCATAACACCAAACAGCAATTTTAGAAATCAAATCCAACGGTAAAGGCTGCTTATAAGGAATTTAGATTGTTCCTTTGCTTGTTTTATATAATCTCAGCATTTCAGCAAATTCAACAACTGCTTCTTCTCCTGCATATATACCAATATGCTTTTTATTTGCGGCAAAATGAATGATGTTATGTCCTTTCCAAAAAGTAGGCATACTCCATGAAATACGCTCCTGTGCTTCGGGAATCGCTTCATGTAATGCTTTTCGGACTTCCATCAGATATGGCTGACTTTCCTCTGACTGTGCTTCTATATATTGGTCGATCGTCATTGGTACTTTTCCACAGTAATGGGACTGATTCTGGCTTTTAAATTCTCTTCCACATTTTGGGCAAACCCACATTTCAACCACCTCCTGTCAAACATTCACTACTCCAATTTTTCCTGACAATCACTACATTCCCTGTCATGAATGGAAATAATCCCTCCGCATTTCGGGCAGGTATATTTTCCCTTCTGTTCTTCCATAAACAGTTCCAAACCACATTGACGGACAAATTCACTGTTTTCCATAAGACTCGCCTGATACCTCTTGTTATAACTCTTTTCAAGGTTTTTTATCAGCTTACATGGGTATACGGAACACTCAAAACAAAAAGACAATCCCTTGACTTTTATACAATCTTTTATTTTACATTTGCGGCAATGTTCCGGCTTCCCCATATCACCATTTAAACAGCCTGCACACGGTCTTTTATGATAACAATGTTTATAGCAAACGAAACAATTCATTCCACAAGGAGCAAACATAATTGTGTCAATTTTTTCATTTGGCATTTTCATAATGTTTCTCCCCTCTCTTCTAACTTATCAGCCCTGTCAGCTAAGATTTGTTGCTTGAAACTAGGAATTTGCAAAGATGCAATTCACATCAGGGGTATGTTCTTCATCTATACATTTTAGTATTAATTTATACAGTAATTCATTTGATTTTTCATATAAATCATATGTTCCATTTCGATATTCGTGAGTTGCCTTACATCTTGCATCTTTATACAAATTCTTTATATCTTCTATTTTATCATCGTTACCATAAATAAATCTAGATGACACTATTGCTATTGTGTTTTTGATATTATGGTCTACCATAAATAACGCTTCTATTCCACTCCAAATTACACTAATTCTTATTGCTGGCATAAAATTCAATCTATAACTCCACATTGCATTAGTCGCTAAATAAAATTTTTCATTAGCTTCGGCTAGCTTACACGCCTTTTCAATTCTTGTTTCCAAAAAAGAGCATTTTTCATCAGATAACTCAATGTATTCATCAGGTATCTTATATAAATTCTCCATAATTATATGAATATCTATATCTGCACTAAACTTTTCAACTGGTCTATCAGCTTGAAAATACCATGCCAAATCACAATTAAGTATGGCACTCATCTGTACGCATATCTGCTGTGCATTCCATGCTTTCACAGCTAATTCTTTACCTATAGCTCCTTCAATTTTTATTTGGGATGTTACCAATCTTAAAGTAGCTATAAGTACCCCTAATTCCACTTCTGAAGCATGATTGCTTTTCATAATGCTATCAATCATATCATCAGGATTAGGCGTAGATGTAGCTGGCATTAAAGTTATGCCTTCGGCCAACTTTACTTCTCTTATGGGTTTTATACCACACAAATAAAAATAGGATTTAGCTTGATTTTCTTTTATACAAATGGCCATAAATTTCCCCTTTTTTTATGTTTAATCAACCTTACAAATTCAAAGTTGTTGTATAGCCCATCTTCTTGACCTGACGGTCTAGAACCATCCCTCGCTTTCCGCTCGGTCAATTCATACTTACCGCTGACTCCCGCCAGTCTCTTTCTATCAACAAGTATAACAAAAAGAGACCGGCATATCAACGAAAATCAGAACCCGTCCATATCCTCCTGCGTAGCCAGCTCCCGGTACTTCCACTCATCATTCCTGCTCTCCGCATACATATCATTAATCAACCCAATAAACAGCAGCTCCATATCCCCCATGGAAATCCCCAGCTGTATGCACCGAAGCAGGAACAACGGCGTAGTCATCTCCCGCTCTGTCGGGCGAAGTTTTTTTAGCCTCTACCTCTGTTTTCACGTTCAGCTCCCACAACTCAATCAACTGGAGCAGCACCTGGTAAATGGAAAATGTGTTGAACCCGTCCAGCCACTCCTCCACGTCATCCGGAATCTCCGGGTTCCCGTGCTTCGCCATGGTATAAGCGATATTCTCAAACATCTCCAGCGAAAACAAATCCAGGTTGGAACTCTCCTCATTCCCTTCCCCAATGCTCTGCTCCAATACCCGTAAACCCTTATAAATATCCCTCTGAAACTTCAAACGGTAAATCCTCGGAATAGCAGCCGATGTCTTAAACAGCACCTCCTGCCCGTCAATCTCAATCTTCCTGCAAATGCTCATGTCCTTTCCTCCGCACTGCTTAATGCTTTCTGCAGATCAAGGCTTCTCCTGCGGGACTCCCTCCTATACTATGTCCTCTGCCTATGATGTCCCCTCACGGGATTCTATCCCTTACCCCTGTCCTTCCTCCGCCGGAACCTCCTCCTTCGGCGTGGGCAGATACACCTTCTGATACCACCCGTCATAAGTGGTCTGTGCCGTCTTATTCCCCGTCTTCGCCTTCACATACCCGTCCGCCATGGGCCTCGCCTTCACCGTCAGCGTCTCTGTCTGCACCTCCCGGCTCTCCTCATTGGTCTTGTCCTCAATCTTCGGGCAGCTAGCGGAACAGTTATACAGCACATGCCGGTTCTTCCGGATATCCCCGTCAAACTCAAGCAGCGGGGCAAAAGCCCCCGTCTCAACATTGGCGTTCTCCACCAGCACCTCATTGGTGTCCGCCTCCTCTTTCAGCACATCCGTGCGGAAACTCTCCGGTATCAAAGCCAGCTCTAAGTCCCCGACATACCCCATGTTGTTGGCAATGATATAATACTCAATCCCGTCTGCCGAAAAATTATCTGCTTTCAGGTACAAAAACACAAGAAACGGAGGCTTTGGCGATTCCCCTTCCACGAAATAGTCATAGGCAAAAGGCAGTCCCATTTCCTCCATCATCTTCATCACTTCCCCATGGCTCATCTGGACAGCCCCCTTCTGATACCTTCCTCCAGTTCGCGGATGCCTTTCTCCTCCGCAGGACCGATATGTGGGATAGCCCGTACCCTTCCGCCCCCACGCTTAGCATGACCTTTTTCCAGTAGATGTGTCAACTGGTATCGATTCTTACTGTGTACCACTACTTCCAGCATGGTAGAAGTTTCTTTCTGACGCTTCACTGTCCAGCTTTTCTTCTACCGCCAGGACTTTACCGGGGCATTTTCCTGTGTTTCTTTTTTCACGTTATTACCCGCCTTTTTCACACAGTCTTTCATCGTATCCGTGGCAAGTTCCACATATTCTAAAAGTCCTTCCATGATGGCATCCGCCATCCCATCCACCGTCACTCTCTGATCTGCCATTCTTTTTACCTCTCTGCAAGGGAAGTCCGAAGCTTCAGCGTCTGGTTCTGATATTTCACTTTATCAAGGAATGTGATATTGTAAATCCGCTCCCGGAACTTCACACGGTAATGCTCCGTATCCATCCCTCCCACTTCGGAACAATAAGGAATAAGAAAGAAAACATCTTTCTGGGCATTCACCTGTGCCGCCTCCCATGCTTTCGCTCTCTTTTCCCTTAATTCCAGGACCTTGCTCATATAACAGCCCTCCATTTTCAATGTGCTAATAAATTCAGCTTCTTCTCCAATTGCTCCACAGGAGTCCCTTTCGGCTTTGGAATCAGCTCCGATAACAACGAATTTGTCACCGCTGTCCGGGAGAACATCATGTCCTCCACTTCTGTTCCCTTTGCCATATCTTCCGTACTTTTCTCTGTATTAAGAATCCCGTCTGCAAACCCCAGCTCCACCGCCTTTTTCGAATTGAACCAGCTCTCCGCATCCATGAGGTGGGAAATCTTTGTCCGGTTCAGCCCGGTCTTAATCTCATAGGCATTCATAATGCTTTCCTTTACCTCATCCAGCATCTCCCCGGCTTTCTGCATTTCCTTGGAATCCCCGATGGCAATGGTCATGGGATTGTGGATCATCATCATGGCAACCGGACTCATCAGCACCATAGTCCCTGCCATGGCAATCACGGAGGCCGCCGAAGCCGCCAGCGCATCCGCCTTCACCGTCACATCCCCCCTGTACTCCATCAGCATGTTGTAAATCTGCACCGCCGCAAACACATCCCCGCCCGGAGAATTGATCCAGACCGTAATGTTTCCCGTCCCGACATCCAGCTCCTTCCGGAACAGCTCCAAAGTTACCTCATCCCCATACCAGGTCTCATCCGAAATCTCCCCGTTCAACACCAGAATCCGCTCCTCTTCCGCCTCATTCCTTACCCAGCTCCAGAACTTCCGCTTCATCCCTGCACCCCGCTTCCTGAATTTCTACAAAAAGAAAGCCAGCAGATGGTTTTACCCGCCTGTTGGCTCCTGTCATTTCTACTTATCGTTTCCTGTTCACATTTTCAGCCATACACCCCAACATACCGCAGTCACAGTACAAATAATCCGTGAAAAGAATGTCCGTTTATTTGTTCTCCCTCATCAGCATCCTTCCATCTATGCCCCCGCATTTCTACCCTGCTTGTGGTTCCTGTCTCTTCCCTGCAAACAGCCCCGCATCTTCCAGCTTCGTCATGTTCCCGTTAATCAGGTACAAATCCCCGCCTTCTTCCTTTGGAATCAGGTTCAAATCCTCCATCTCCCGGATATCATTGGCTGACAGCCACCCGTTCTGCCGCCCCACGGAATCCCCCACCATCCGGCTCTGGTAATCACCGCGCAGCAGTCCGTCCACGTTCAGCTTCACAAAATACTCCTTCTTCTCCTGAGGCAGTAACAAAGTGTACTTCACAAACTCCAAAGACTGCTGCTCAATGTTGGAAAAGCTGGATATATCCAAATCCCCCACCAGTGGGGCGGAATCCGGTATAGCCTTGCAATCTCATTGATCTGGAATTTTCTTGTTTCCAGAAACTGCGGCTCCTCCGGCGGGATGCCAATCTGCTGGTATTTCATCCCCTCCTCCAGCACCGCTACCTTCCCGGCGTTCCTGCTACCGCCGTACACCGACTGCCAGCTCTCCCTCACTTTCGCCGGGTCTTTCAGCACCCCCGGATGCCCCAGACCCCCTCCCGGATTCGCCCCGTTCTCAAAGAAGGAAGCCCTATACTCCTCACAAGCAAGCGTCATCCCCACCGCATTCTTCGCCATGGCAATGGGGGAATATCCAACCAGCCCGTCAAACCCCAGCTCCGGAATATGCAGCACATCCTGCTCCCGCAGATATACCCTGCCATATTCCTCGAAGTTCGGGTTCTCGTCACTGTTCCGGGTATAGATATAATAAAGCTACCCGTTCTCATCCCGGTCCGCCTCCATCTTATCCGGCAGAAGCGGATACAGCGCCAGCACCCTCCCGTTCCCGTCCTGGATAATCTGCGCATAAGCATTTCCCCAAATCAAAAGATGGCTCATCAAAGTCTCCCGGAACACAAAGGAAGTCATCTCCGGATTCGGTTCATCATGCAGCAGATGATACAGCGGATGGCCATATACCCTTTCCTTCCCGGTGTCCGTATAACGGTACACATGGATGGGCAGGGAAGCCACAGCCTCCGACAAAATCCGCACACAGGAATACACCGCCGTGGTCTGCATGACAGTCCGCTCATTCACCGTTTTCCCGCTGATACTCCTCCCAAAGAAAAAGGAATAACCCGGACCGCCGTAACTGTCCCTTGACTTATCCCTCGCTTCCCGGATACCTAAAATGGATTTGAAATTCAT